CCGCAGGTCTACCCACCTGTCCGGGTGTGTGGTCCTCTGGTTAAGTGGTGAACTTCACCAGTGCTGGAGAGGTAGGCAGGGCTTCCCTGCACTCCGCCAGCAGACCGGGTTGCAACGCCGATTCAGTGATCGACGCTACGACGCTCCTTGCTCCCTGGATTGTCCAGCGATCGAGACGCGAATGTTGGGGAAGCTTCTTAGCTTCCAACCGCTTGGATAAGCGGCGTACTACACGGTAATACCTGTGGTACCCAACATCGCCAGCGGACTCACTTACAAAGTGTGCCCACTGACCTAATAGGTCCCGAGTTTCCTCGAGGTACCGAGTAAAGGAGGCGTTCTTAACGCCTCCTCTACTGAGACCGAATTGCAGTGAAATCACTGCAACCATCTCGTTAGTGATCCGTTCCGCCGATTCGGCGGGGTAGGATTTGGCCCAGGCCATGGAAACCATGGCCTTGACCTTCCTGAAATCGGTACTGTCATGGACAGCCGATGCCAGTTTTTGGCAAATGGGCGGCGCTAGCTCACCGAAACGGTGTGGTAGGGCCTCCAATCCCCCCCAGGAAACTGGGAGGAATGCCAATCCACCGAGTCGGGGTACAACCCCGGCCCAGTGGTGTGCGATGCGAGTTAAGCGACTCCATCGGACACGACCCGCCAGAGACCAAAGTCTCTGGCGGACCTTCAGAGGATAGGGAAACCCTTCCTCTGAAGGCGCACTGTCGACCATAAAGCGAACAGAAAAGTTCTGTTCGACTTCGACCAACGTGCAGTTCTCCAGGCGGTAAGACCGCTCGCAGAACAAACCTCGATCCTTCGCAACGAAGGACTTGTCGAGGTTGATGGGCATGCCAGTCATCAGCTGGATGCCCCCCTGGTACGTCGAAATCTGTTCCGACGTCCAGAGGCCGATCAAGTCATCGCCTTTAAGGCGAAATGACTTCAATGGGATTCCCATTGCATAGCAAGCCCAAGCATGGGCAAGCGATAGGATAGGCCAGGAGCAAGGGATACCCATTAAGGTACCCCGAGCTATGACACAATCATCGATTGTGCCCCCGGTGACCAGCTCAAAGGGAACTTTGAGCGCATCGCAGAAAGCTGCGATGACATAGTGGTCAAGGTAATCTGTAGCCGACGAGAGGTCGGCCGAGAATACCTCATAAGGCCCTTCGTCTCGATTTTCGAGACGCATGGCGCGTATGTCGTCCCTAAGAGGTGCGGCACAGCACGGCAGGCGCTCCAATCTTTGCAGCAACTGCCTCCTGTACGACTCACTTTGATGAGTTCGTACAGGGTCGGAGCATGAGACGACTCTCGTCTTAAGCCCGAACTCCGAGATGGCCACGCTTCGTGATTCCATCTCGAAATCGAGTCCGGAGAGGTACTCTCCAAACTCGGTAAGTTTGGCGTCCATGGCATTCCATGGCCAGCCAAACCCGGGGGCGATGGCGACTTCGCCTTCACCCTCGGGAGGAGGTCCTAGACAATCTAGGAACTCCTCATCCAGTAGATCTTTGATCTCCTGGGACCTACCTCCCTCGCGACGCGAGAACGCATAAGATGCGGAACGAGAGGTAAAGGAGGCCTTGAGAGGACGTTCCTCACAAGGCCTGATTCCGTACGTCCTCAAGAACTTCTTGACGGAACGACGGATGTCCATCACCGGTTTGACCGATGGAATGGACAGAATCTGGTGTTGCTTTGCAACAGCAGCTTCTAGCATGTGAGCGGGCGCTTTTGGAAGTGCCCGCCCACCCATGGACAACTGAATAAGGTATTCAGATGTCCATATGGACCGCCTGACAACTGTGAGTTGTCCTACGGCGGTCCGCGCGTCGCTGATGCGGCCGGTAAGACCGGCGCCTCGGCAGATATGGCAAGCACCTTTTAAGGTGCGCACCATACGAATCGCTGAGGTCATGCTTTGCATGGCCCTCAGCCTTCTGGCAAGCCAGGTTATCAACCTGACCTGTAGGGACACGGACATCCCCTCGAACGTTGTTCGAGCAGAAGTAGCATAGTGGAGTGCTAAGAGCATCTTCACTACGCCCCACTTTAAGCCGCGCGTATCAGACGAACCGCTGATATACGCGTCGGTGACTGTGCTGAGGGCTACCCTCACACACGGCCTTAGGTTCTCACGCTTCGTGAGGACTTGGGTCGGAACAGATGTTTCCGGCCGCAAGGCGCTACAAATGACTTGAAAAAGTTCTATC